TTACATCATTACCTAGGTATATTTGACCACCACTTGCTGTAATGTGTGTATCTGTTGGTGAAGTGTTATATACTTCTAAATATCTTGCATCACCTTGATTTGGTTGTAAGAATAAACTTCCTGTACCTTTTATAGTAGTAACACCTAATGAACCAGTAATATCTGTATCACCTTTAATGTGTGTCTTGTTTGTTCCCCATCCAATATAAACATCACCTTCACCACCGTCATCATTTAGATGTAAAGTACCACCACTCAATGTTGAGAAGTATAATGCACCTGATGGGAAGGTTGTATAATTAAATGCTGAACTATCAAATTTAATAGCACCATTTAAGTTTAACGCACCTGTAACTGTTACATCACCACCTTCTGCCCATAAATTAATAGAACCTGTTGATTGAATGTTAGTTACATCTAATGTGCTTCTTAATGACATTGGTTTAATAACGTCAATGATTGCATTACTGAATGGTAATAAAAATGCTGTATTATCACCACCAGATACGTTAGCACCACCATAAATTTGACCAACTGTTTGACCACTATATTGTGATGTGTAAGTTGTACCCACCATTGCAATTGGTATTTGATATGTATCGCTATCTTGAACTTGAAAACCAGCATATATATCAGTTGGATAAGAACCACTACTATAATATGTTGTGGCAATTGGATATTGGGAACCTGAATAATCTAGATTAGCCATTAAGTTTAATGCTGGTGAATTTCCTAATAAATTTTCACTAGAACCAACAAATACATCATCAGTTTTAATATATCCTTCCGATTGAATACCACCATTATAAATTTGTAATGCAGTTCCTAAACCAGAACTAGCTGATATGTTTAATGGTCCTTCAATAATATTAACATTACCGATGAATGAAGATGTACCATAGATGTTTGTTGTACCTAATGAAGATGAAATGCTAATATCGTCTTGTGACAATAAAGCGATTTGACCTTGTGTCATATTCACTTCGAATAATGAACTAGGAGCATTAGCTGATATAACAACTGATTGAGATGTTATTGTAAGACCGCCATCTAAATCATTTTGATATAGTTCCATAAATCCTGGTTGGATTTGCAAACCACCATCATATTGTTGATGTGAAACTACTACGCTACCAGTTCTACTGTTTATTGTAATTGAACCAGTATCAGTAGATAAACCAATTGAACCTTGATAATCGAAGTTTAATTGTGCATTGTTCTTACCGAAGAAATTAATTGAACCACTAGGTACGTTACCAACAGCAAATCTAATCGATGCTGATGGATTATATACCGTATCACCTGTAACTAGTAATAATGACAAGTCACCTTCTGATACTATTTGTCCTTTACCACCATTGAAATAAACTGATGAACCAGTCTCTTCTCCGGTTGCTTCGAAGATAATACCTGGGTTTAATGTTACTTCTGGATTTTGTAAGAATACGTTTGTACCAAATTGAATTTGGCTACCTGTTGGTGCGATTAAATGTAGGTTATTACTATCGTTTGTAAGACCCATTACACGGTTACCATCAAGATATACCGAACCAGAACTTACATAAAGGTGACGCCATGGTTTGGATGGACTACCTAAATCATAAGCTCCTGAAACAGAACTTGTAGAATAAGGGATAATGGAACCTGTAATTGATAAGGTTCCGTTTATTGCAACATCAGTTGTTGATACTGATATTGGAGATACCGTACCATAACCATCAGTCAATGGCTGTAGGGTAGATGTAAGTGATGCACCTGAACCAGTACCAACGTTAATTACCGATTGGTATGATTGACTGATAAACTGTGCTGCTAAATTTGACATATTTTATTATTTTTAATTTTATTATTGTTCTTTTATAAATATTATTTTTTTCTTAACAAGTTCCCAACCAGATTATATATCCGTTATTATCTACTTGCATTACGTTATATCCTGTTGTATTACTCGGCCATATAAACTTAGTGTATTTATTTCCACCTGCTAATGGACCAGTTGTTGTACAAGATGAACCAGTATATATTCTAACACCAATAGCCGGTTGTGTATTACTAGATGGTACTGATGCTCCCCTGTTTGTTGGTAACGAACCTGTATATCCACAAGCACCTGCTAATGTTGTGAAGAAACTACTTCCACCACCACCATTATTACCAGTTTGAATACGAATACAAGTTTTTGCTGCTGATGATGGAGTAGGCGTAGGTGTAAGCGTTCCAGTAGGAGTTACCGTAGGCGTACTTGTTACAGCTGGCGTTCTTGTTGGAGTTACACTTGCAGTAGGTGTAAATGTTGGCGTGATACTCGGTGTTGGAGTAAGCGTACTAGTTGGAGTTGGCGTAGGCGCAACTGGTGAGTAACTTCCCCAATAATTTGTATTACCACTCCATGACTGAGTAGTTCCACTCCATGTTCCATTATCAATTTTAGGTGAAGCTGTTGGCGTCACTGTATTTGTTGGAGTGATAGATGGGGTATATGTAGGAGTAGAAGTAGGGGTTGCAGTATTAGTTGGAGTAATAGCTGGTGTTCCTGTTGGACTACTTGTAGGCGTTAAAGTTGGAGTGCTTGTAGCATTTGGTGTGCTAGCAGGCGTTCCTGTCGGAGTAACCGAAGGAGTATATGTTGGAGTACTTGTTGCTGCTGGAGTATGAGTAGGCGTAGCAGATGGTGTTACATCTGGCGTGCTTGCTGGTGTTCCAGTAGGAGTAGCAGTTAAAGTTGTTGTTACACTAGGTGTTGGAGTACTTGTAGGATCTGGCGTAGCCGTTGGTGTAGGCGTACTAGTAGGCTCAATGCTCGGAGTCGGAGTCATTGTAGCTGTTACAGACGGAGTAGGAGTATGAGTAGGTGTAGGAGATGGCTGTGCAAAATCAGTCATAGGTAATACACATCTATTAAAGTCAAACTTCTGTGTAATACTTAATGTAATTGTCCATCCTGCTAATACCGCATCAGTCTTTTCTAACCACGGCCATAAGTTAGCATCAAAATCAACTTCATAATCCGAAAGATATGCCTTAGCATAAAAGTCTTTAAGAATTTCTAACGTATCAGATAAAACGTCTTGCTGGTTACTTAAATCTTCATCCACTTTATCCACAACCATAATCTCCCACGTAATGTGCATATGATTAGGATTTAACCTAGAATCTTTTGGAATAAAATAGATACGTGGGTATAAAGGTTCCTTCTCTGTATCAATGTTCATTGTCAGATTAGGTGCATCACCATAACCAAAGCTTTTAATTTGTTCGTGGGCATCAGCAAAGTCTTCCCAGTCCTGTATAATTTGTCTATAAGAACTAAATGATTGGTCTTGTGGGAAGCTATAACCAGCTGCAATAGGTAAATTACAACTATTGTAGTCAAATGGAGCAGACATTTTAATATGCATATTCCATCCACCAACAACTGTATCGAAACGTTCTAAGAATGGAACAACAGTAGGTTCCCAGTCACCAACAATAATCTGTGAAAAATCACCGTACTGTTCAGTATATGACTGCCAAAATACGGTCCAAATATCTGTAATGATAGCAAATGTATCACTCATTACTTCCTTTTGATTGCTTAGGTCATCATCAATAATGTCCATTACCAACATATTAAAGTTGTAATGAATATGGTTCTGATTAAACTCTACATTCTCTGGGACAATATATAACCTAGTAAATAAAGGTTCCTGTTTTGTGACAATATCGTTAGTACATTGGTTCAAATCACCAAAGCCATAAGACTTAATCTGCTCATGGTGTTGAGCAATTGAGCTAAAATACGTTAAGATTTGTTTGTAATTGATTTGAATCATCTAACTATAAATATCTAATTTATCTGAACGTGTAATGAAATTACCTGCTCATTGCTTTTTTTTGTTGGCGGGCTTGTTCCTGGTCGTACTCAATCAGATACACCAACTGGTTCATTATTTCAATAACGTTTTTCTGAAAGATTTGAGTGTGTTTTGTAATATCGCTTCCTGATACTCTATTGAGGACGACATACCATCCAAATCTTTTTTCAAAAGATATTTCCATATCCATTTCCTGTTCGCCCACAGTATTTTCGCTGTTTGCCATTCCCTCTGGAGCTTCTGTGTCAAAGATAGAGGGATATAGTGCGAATAGTTCTTTGCGAACTGTGTAAAAAAAAACTGCCCACCTAACGTCAGCTTAATATCTAGTTTCTCACGGAAGAGATTTGCTCGTTCTTCCATGGTATTCACATCGTACTTTTCTATCTGAAAATCGTGCTTAGACTTTTTACTTATGATGGGTCTGTACATAATCGCTGATATGATGTGCAAGTAGTCCATCACTTCTTCTGGCTTCTTTGTAAGTAGCGTATCTAAATCGACAAACTCACCGAAGCTAATCTTTTTGTATGATGGTAGGTATCCATACTCGATGCCATCTAATGTAAATCTATCCTGGAATACTACAGGTTGTTTAGGAACCATTGCAAAGATTGATGTGGCTAAAAAATCTACCTTATGATTGTCAGCTTCTAATAATGTTTCCATTGGACAATCTGTAAGTAAATTCACTACCTTAGCTTTGAAGTAGTCATCTTCAAATAGGTCCTTAACCTTAAATATCTTTTGGTAGTCACCTACTGATAAGTATTCTTTAATCTTGTATTCTTTACCGTCTATTTCAAACTCTATCATATTATCCTATAAAAGCAATTGAATATCTACCTGTGCTCTTCAGGTTTTTAACTTCATAATACATACGCAACATCATTGCATCGGCTAAGTCAGGACTGACACCTAAGACTTTCTTCATCTGGTCCTTTCCTATAATCCCTACCTTACCGTCTTTCTCTACGTCCTTTAATTTAACTGATAATAACTGTTGTGTTAGTTCATCTACAATGACAGGGTCAATGATATTAATACTAATCTTTTCTTGTTTAATCAAGTCTGATAGTTTAATGTAACACTGTGATTTTAAGTTAGTAAAGTTCTGTTCGTGTAAGGGTCTAGCATTATTCACAAAGGATGTACATCTAAGCATATCGACAAGGGGTCCTCCGACCCCATCACTGTCCGCAATTACTTGTGATGGATGAATACCATGCTTCGCGATTAAGTCCTTTATATGGGACGATAATGTAACCGTATCTATTTTATTATATCTTATTATTTCTACTACTGTTAGACCAACCCAAATACAAATGACCGTACTGTCACCACCAAATCTGGCTACGTCAATACTAATATACTTTTTGTCTAATGGGTTAGGTGCAGCTCTAAACGCACATTGTGCAATGCTGTCAAAATCAAACAACGCATCCAGTTCTTCATTATAGTTCCAGTCACCCAATAACAAACGCTTACGTTGCTCTGGTGGCAATTCATTAAGCATGTTAAGATAAGACTGTGGTAAGTGTGGGTTGTCAAGTGGAAGACTAGGTACAAACTGTTTGTTCTGTTCTAATCGTTCTTCTACGTAAGGTAAGTAAAACTCTTTCTTTAAGAACCCTTGTGATGGGTTGGTAGTCATTAGTATCTTACCAATTAAGTTGTACTCATTTAACTTGAAACGAATACGGGACTTAACAATATTATATGCTGTCCTTGTTACTTGTGAAGCTTCTTCAATAACTGCTGCTGTAATTTCCAGACCTGCTAGTGAATCGAAGTTAGGGTCAGAAGGTTTGTACTCCAGGTCCTTTAAGATAATCTCTGATTTGTTCTGGAATGTAATTGTATTGGACTGACCATTGTAATTGTAATGCACTTCTGCTTGAAGCCCAGACATTTTAAGTACTTCGAATAAAGTATTAAGTGATGTTTGTTTAAGGGATGATAATGTGGTACGTCCTAATAATGTTCTTATTCCAGGATATTTTAGACATATTGTCATAAGCCACAGAGATGCAAGCATAGACTTACCGCCTCCGGCGGATCCACCGAAGCATACTTCATTAGTTGTATCATCGAATAGATACTTCCATGCTACCGTTTGTCTCTTAGTTAGATTTATATCCGCCATATACTTTCTTGTACTTATGTAATTCTTTTGCGTGTGCTATGTCTTTGCATCCACAAGATGTTGTCCTGTTAGATTGCACATTATGCCAGTACGCTTCTCTTGTGCCACCACAGCTGCACTGAAATAATGCGGTCTTATAAAACTTACGTCCAGACTTTTTGAAGCCCGTAAATTGGATTAATTCTAATCTTTGTTCTTTTACCATAGTCAAAAACGTAATTTTGGCGGTAGCCTAAGCAAATTTTTTTATTCTGCTAGATTAATGTTGATAGAAATTGGTGAGCCACCTGATGTTACATCTACTTTCTTAACATCCATCCCTTGTACCTTAGCAATATCTGCTAGTACTTCTCTTTCAACTCTTTTGTTCCTGTCTTCTCTACAACGTTTTAATAGGTCATAAAGCTGGTTCAAGTGGTCTTCTAATATTTCTTCCTTATTGCGTTCAAAACGCTCTTTAAGACGTGTTCTAGCTTCTTTCCAAAGGTTTTCAGCTTGTCTTTCTGTTATACTAAATTCTTTTGCGGCTGCGCTAGCAAATTCTTTGTAAGATAAATGGTCATAAAGCATAAGTTCATATACTCTTGTCATCATCTGTTCAAACTCTAACTCATCAGTTTTTCTACCGCGTTTCGGTTTCTGTTCCATCGTTGTTTATAATTTTAAGCTCTGTGGCTTTCTTATAAATATAATCTTTTATCTGTTGTTCAGACGGAACGTTAAATTTATCACCATTCTTCTTAATATCTTTCTTAATATCACGTTCCATCTTTCTCTTAAATCTACGTTCTGTTCCCATATACTATAATATACCTAATTTTAAGTTGTCATTCAAATAATTCTTAAACTTTCTTGCTTGAACATTTACACAGCTCTGACAATCAAAGTTAAAGTCTTCATCAAATATGAATTTATATACCTGATTAACAAATTCTCTTTTGTCTCTTGACTGGTTTCCCAATTCAACATAGGCTAACTTCATATCTTCCACCGTTGGAATGTATGGTATGTGGTCTTCCATTACTGGGGGTAATTCTGTTATTGGTTTCTTCTTCTTACAGCTTGCACATCCTTTTGGTTTCTTTTCCATATTAATCTTTCTTTTCTTCTGTTATTACTGCTGTTGGTACCGGAGTTATTATTACTGGCTCTCTTTTTTTACATCCACATGACATATGCTATTCGTTTTCAAATCTTCTTATGGTATTGAATCTTACCTGGGTTTTGGTTTCTTTGACATACCTGCCGATTGAAGGTATGGTTATTTTGGTATCTAGTGATACTCGCTTTAATGAATTAAGCGTAAGATATTTCTCAAATATAATCTTGTTGAACCAATTAACATCCCCAAACTCTTGTTCCAATATATCCATTAATCTGTGTTCTTCCAGCTCCGAATCTTTCTGGACCAATTCCATTATCTCGCTTAGTTCAATGTGGGTATTGTTATGCTTCTTATGCTTCTTAAAGAACGGTGACGATGGGTAGCACCAATTCACCATCAAACACCTTATAATATAAGCTTTTATGCTTGTATCATCAAGGTTTAGTTTTAGTTCTTTCTTGTCATATAGTTGTAAGACAACTTCATGTAATAGTTCTGACGCCCAATCGTCATTCTTAGTGTATTTCTTTGCTATTTTTAATAGCTGGTAATAATTTTTTGCAATGTACTGCTCAACTTCAATTATCATTCAATCGTTTCCTACAATCTAAAATGACCTGGCATACTTCGTAGTTTTCGTATTCTTCATTGGTTAGTATTGTACTTTCAAAAACACTATCCAATAACGTCACTTTGTTTATTTCGTTGTCATCTATCTGTGTCTCAATGTGGTGTAACAACGTGTCAATAATCTTATCACACAGAGCATTCTTTTGTTTCTTTGTGAATTTGGGATACCTTACCGGTATATCGATATAGCCTAACTCAATTCGTTCTTTGTTCGTCATCTTCGGTATAAACAATTTCTCTTATGGTTGGTTGGGATGCATTGAATAATTGAGCTAATTCCCAAAACTTCATCCCTTCCTTTCTTAATTTCCTTATGTCATCTTTTCTTTCCCAGGCTTTGTGTGCCATTCTTCCCCTTTTCTTTATTGGTTGGATTGTCTTTGGCTTAGGTTCCTTGAAAGGTTTTTTTATATTGATAAATAACCCTTCGGGTGTTTTAACTCCTTCCTTCCACCATATTCCTTTATCTTGATTGAACTGCCAGCCAAGTAATTGAAGAAATTCAAATGTTTGCTCACGCTGCCAATGGTCTGCATATCTGTTTGGTTTTGGGGGACATTTGTCACTTCCACCCTTGTCATCAACTTTTTGTCTATACTTCTTATTCTCTCTAATCCTTTCACATTTTTTACATAAAGGTTTGGTCTTCTTTGGATACTTTGTTGGTCTTCCATATTCATTCAAAGTTTTAAGTTCCTTACATTCCCTACAAATCTTATGTGTGGTTGGGTCATAGGATAGTTCTATTTCTTTCAGAATTGGCTCAGGTTGGCTTATCTCTGGTTCAGTGGGTACTTGTATCAATTTATCTTTTTTTCGTCTTAAATAGAAACATTTGGAACACTGACGACGAGTACGAAAGCATCCTTGAGTTTTATGCCAGTAACGTTGAAATAAATTTTCATCTTTCTCAACTTTACAAACAGTACATATTTTCATAAATAGTTTCGATTTGAGCAAACGCCAGCTTTAACAAAAGAAAAACCCGGTTGGATATGGGAGTCATAAACCGTACCGGGCTTTTGTATAATATTAACAGATATTAATATACTAAAATATAACAATTCTATTTTACAATTCAAAGTAATTTTGAGATTGTTTTTTATCTAAATTGTATAATTCAACTAGATATTGATCCATAGTACTTCTTTCATCAGTTGGAATAGATTTAATTAATTCCAAATATTCCTTTCTTTCAGTTGAAGTAGATTTAATAAAAGCTGGCATAGACAATTCTCCATCCCGGAAAATCCATTGTCCACATTTTGTTAGTTTCATATTATTTAAGATTTATTAATTTGTTAATAAGACCATAATGCATATTGAACATATGTTTATCCATTCTTTCAATAGCATCCATATCTCTTTTTTCTATTAATTTGAATATCTTTTCATCTTTGAATATATCCAGAATTTTATCTTTTAATTCTTCTTTTACTTTATCCCTGTCTTCTTCTTTAACTTTATCTTTCTCTTTGTCTTTATCTTTCTCTTTGTCTTTATCTTTATCTTTATCTTTATCTTTATCTTTATCTTTATCTTTGTCTTTATCTTTATCTTTGGGGGTATCAATAGGGTATTGATAGGGTATAGATAGGGTATATTCTTTTATCTTTTTGGGTTCAGATGGTTTGTACTTGTTAGGTACTTCAATGAAATTTCCTGTGAATTTGATAATATTATTTATCTCCAACTTATCCAGTGCGGATAGCACTGCTTTATTACTATTAATTAAATAATCAGTACCGTATTGAAATATAACAAATTTCTCAATATACCATTTGTTATTAACTTCAATTATTCTTTTATCAAGAAATTCTAATAAATCACTCTCAACGAAAGTAGTACCTAAATGGAAATTCAATAACTTAATATTCTTTTTCCATAATCCAGCATTATCACAATTGTCAAGTAGGTATAACCATACTAACTTTTGTTCATTTGTTAAATCAGTGAACCAGGGGTCTTCCCATTTTTCACTATCTGTGTAGCGTTTTGCCATAGTTAATTGTTTTGAAAAGTTAAAGGGCTATCAAATTACTCACAGCCTTCAACCTCTGTTTTCGTTCAATAACCCTTAAATGTCGTTAAGCTCGTATTATGTTGAAGGGAGCTATTATAAATATATACTTTTTTCTGAAACTTTGGTAATGATTGAAAAAAAAATTGTGGGGACCAGCTCACACCAATGCTAGCCCCCTATATATTCAGTCATTAGTACAATACAAATATACATAGTATAAACCAGAAAAAAAAATATCAGTCACACATTTTGTTGTGTTGGTGCAAACATTTATATTTGTATTTATAAACCAACAATTAATTATGGGAGTAGCAAAAGAAACACCAATCGGAGCAAAGATAAATTCTTTGAAAATTCTAGCAGAAGTAGAACCAGTCCTTAACAAACAAGGTTACAAAATGAAAAGAGTAAAAGCTCAATGTGACTGCGGTAAAATAAAAGATTATTATTTACAAAATATTAAAGCTGGATTATCAACATCTTGTGGCTGTATAAGAGACAAGAATGTAAGCGAAGCATCAATTAAACATAAGATTGAAGATTATATTGGTAAAAAGATTAATAAATTAACTATTTTAAGTGAAGCTGAACCACGTAAAGGAAAGTATAATAAAATATTTAGTTGTAGAAGAAGAGTTAATTATGTATGTGACTGTGGCAATAAAGGTGTCGCCGATTTTTTATCAATAATTAAAGGTGCCACATCATCTTGTGGTTGTTTTAGGGTTGAATTACATTCAGAAAGAATGGGTATTCACTATGATGCTGTTAGGGGTTCTGAATTTTATTATTTATATACTACTTGGAGTACCATGGTAACTAGATGCCATAATCCAAATTACATTAAATATCATAATTATGGCGGTCGTGGTATCAAAGTTTGTGACTATTTTAGAGATTGGATTAGATTTAAGACATGGATTTTAGAAAATCTTGGACATAGACCAAAAGGTCATTCATTGGATAGAATTAATAATGATGGTAACTATGAACCCGGTAATTTGAGATGGGCTACTGCGATTCAACAAGCTAATAATAGACGACCTTATCAAAAAAGATAGAAATATTTATCAACACACTTGTTAATGTTAATAATAACACGTATATTTACATTATAAACAAACAGCAAAATGGCAAGCTATCACAACACATTGTTCCTTGATGACAATTTAAAACATCAATTTGAGACCAAAGCTAAGAATCAGGAAGAGATTATCTACGAATTATTCTTACAGCATAAAGAATTTACCCGCGCAGATCTAATGGGTATCTTCAAACAGGTACAAGACAAAACTTCTGAAAGTTCTATCAGTCGTTCATTATCCAATTTATCCAAAGAAGGTAAAGTCATTAAAACTACCGATAAACGTATCGGAGAATATGGCGCACCCAACAGTATCTATCGTTTGGTAGATGAAGAACACCAGGTTGAAAAGGTTTCACATCATAGGTTAAAGTTAGATACCAACGAATGCCTAGCACTTGAGTTAATGATTGAAGACTTTATTAGCAATCATAAGAACACTGGTGTGTATGAAGATAGTTTCTTCAACGTACTCAACGGAATGAAATTCAAATTAAACAAAATCAAATATTAATATGAAAACTTGGAAATTACAAAGAGACACGAAAGCTTTAATCATTCAACAGATTGATTGGTTAAACCAATACCGCAAGGTAGATTTAAGTGCAGATGACGTTAAGTCCCTTTACTCAAAGGAAAAGAAAGAGTTAATTGAAATATGGGAAAATACCATTAAAGAATGTGGTTACCCCCAGTTAGAATGGTTAGAAATATATTACTAAAAAAGAAAAAACAAAATGGCACAAAACACACAAGAGAGTATCGTAAGACAATCTAGTCTTAAATTCATGATGGAATATTGCAAGACAATGGAATGCAAACTATCATTATTAGAAACCATAAAAATTACCAACATCATCGTTGATTATTGTAATAATGGTTTAACCCCAGATATGGAGAAAACAATTAAAATAATTGATAAGCACATCAAATCGTTAGTCGATGTTAAATAGTGAATTTAAGTTTTTCTATGGCATTGTGGGAGAATATGCCGAAGAACCTGACGCTGATGAATGGTGGCAAGAAACCGAAGTTGAGAATGCTTTGATAAGAGCCGGAGAAGAATTAAGAAGACAACGTGAAGAACTTTCATGGAGAATAACAAACAATCAAACCCAATAATTATGAGCACAGATTATTATTTTTTAAGAGGAATACCCAAGACGGATATTCTTGAAAAGACTGACATTGAGATTGTTAGTCATCCAGACCCAAACAATAACAAAAAGTTCTTAAAGGACAAGTATGGTAACATTTTACATATTATTGACCAATATGTTACAAATGAAGGACAGACAGAACCATATCTTGATACTGAAGAAATTCATGAATTGACAAGATATTCGCTTAATAACGCTACCTATATTATGGATACCTTAGTTAGAGAATTTAAGCTTATTTATTTTTCTGATAATGGGTTTCAAAACTTATATAGACCGGCAGAAGAATCTCACGACCCAAATATTGTGAGTAATGTAAAAAATGACATGCTAGATACGCACGGTTATGTGGTAAATGACTTGTCAATAGGGGATGTTATTATTCCTGAAAGAACAGAAGAAGATTATTTCAAACCAAATCCACCACAAAATGATAATTAATCCAGTAGAACACATCGGTAAGTATTTCACAGCATTTGTAAATCAAAACCACGAGACTTTATTAAACCAATATAAAGACCATGTAAAAGACAATATGGAACATAAAGAAAATCCTTTGATGTTTCCAATCTTTGCATATTTTGTGTTTAATGAGATGGCGCAAGAAATTATGAAAAAAGAAATTCATCCAGATTTAACTATGGAAGATATTCATAATATGACACCTGTAAATAAAATTTCAGAAAACTTGTCTAAATAAAATATATTATCTATATTTATATTAGGGTGGGACGTTATTTTTTATTCTGATTTTACGAAGTGCCATTTTGTTAATTGTTAAAATGTTCCCACCCCTAGTATTTTCATACAAAACCCCAGGTGTTTTACGTCTGGGGTTTTTTGTTTGGGAGATTATATAAAGTGTTCAATTATCTTGTAAATATCAAAGCATACTGCCGCTACGACCCATATCAATACAACATGAACGTAGTAGTCAAATATCTTTGATTTAAGGCTACTTATTATCCCATTGACCATAACATATACCTGCGCTTTGTTCTTGTCCGTATTCGTCAATTATGGCACTAATACAACGACTTATGTACGCATCTTTCTCTTCACCACTTTCTGGTGATGGAATTACAAATTTTTGTCTAGCTTTATCTAGTTCAAATCTAATTTTTCTTAAATCTTCAATTCTCATATTATTTTAAGCTTAATTGGTATCTAGTTTCTGAAATTAATTGGCTTATATTATCTATTTGTTGTTGCACCCAGCTTTCTTGACAAGGTAATGTCTTTCTATTTGTTTCCACAAACTCATACAACCCTTTGAAATATACTTCTGAGCCACCTTCAGTCCAATCCACGGGATTAGATAAAGTATAACCCACAATTCTAGGAGTATATCCTTGAACAGACTCGACAAGACCATCAATATGTTCCACAATTTCTTCATAGTAGTTCTGTAAAGCTTTGTGCTCACTGAATGAACCAGGTCCTGACGTTTGATGGTGCCAGGTAATAGCTTGTTGCTTACTCTGATGTAAAGCAGATATAAATTGATTTAACTCCATATTATTTTTTATTATAATTAATTACTAATTGCGGAATAGCAGTTGATTGTACTCCTTCGCTTAATGCTCTTCTGATATAATCTTGAAGAGATTCGTTTTCTTTTACTTCTGGTAAGCTCATAATCCTGTATGTTTTTTAAGTTTTCTATTTTCAGCCATTAATTCTTCAATGCGCTTTTCTAATTTGTTGATGTGAGCTGTTAGCTCTTCAACCTTCTTGCCCATATCGTCAATGATGACCTGATATATCTTAATTGATTTTTCTAAATTCTCTAATCTTCCGCCTTCAATCTCATTTTGAGATTTTCTATACCCCACAAAATATCCTATTGCGGTGGTAATAACTGTCATTATAATCTGTTCTATCATATTAAAAACAATCTGGGCAGTTCCACCATGCTTCACCTTGTTCTGAATAAGGTTGAATACCTGCTGAACTTCCGTTTAAGTTAGTTATTTGTCCAAAGTTCCAACCTTTACGTGTTGAATGACCAAGGAAGATACCGTTATTATATTTTTGTACGCGATCTGGGACCATTCCATCAATCGTAGAAGCGTTGTTATATGAAGGAAATTTATTTTGGCCGCGTCCAGTTAATAGATAATCTAACAATCTTTGTGAATAAAAGTCTGCACGTTGTTTTTGTAATGAACGTAAATACTTCATTGTTTCAATTTCTACTGGACTACCAAATTCATTGTTACCTTGCTGTATGCCTCTATTTAATGTTCTGTACATTAAACTTGGTATAGCATTAAAATATGCCGTTTGTATCAGGTATGGTTGCACGTAAGAATCGACTAATTCTTTCTCATCCGGATTGAATGTATTACCAGTTGCGCTTACTTTTGAAAGTAATTCGTGGTAGAATTTAGAACCTAAAATTGTCTGAAGGTCAATGTCCTGTGCTACCTGCACTTCTGCTTTCAGCACATCCATATCAACGTTCTTATTTATGTTTGTGAAGTTCTTTAATTTAACTTCTGATATTAATAATACACCCATGTTATGCTAATGTTGGAGTTACAGGTTTATCTTCCACTACTGGATTCTCTTGTACATCACCAGTAATAAATAATGACAATGGTTTTACTTCAAATGTTGTTGGTCTTTCAAATTTTAATGATACCAACTTATTAAACACTGGAAGAATTTCATTTTGATATGGTTGAATAACCATCTTACGGAAATATTCTGAGTGTTGTGTAATTTCATCTCCTCCACCTAATTTACCAGCAGTTGCAATACCAAATAACTCTGCACTTGATACTCTGTGAGCTGATAATATTGTTCTTGTAATATCATCATTTAATGTTTGATAATATCCATCGCTATCGTTACGTGGGATTTGTATAATCTCAGGTGATTGTTCTTTGCTTTCATTGAAAGAAATAATTGCTTGTCCAGCATTATCAGTTCCAGAATATTGTGACTCTAATGCACGCACTAATTCACGTTGTTCGTTTTCGCCTGGCACTCCATTCGTGTAATTAATCCAAAGGCTAGGGCTCATACCCTTACGAAGGTTATTCATATGGAAGTTTAAGCTTTCCACATTAATTTCAATTGCTCTTTGACCTGCTGACCAATCTGGTACTGGATAATATGTCATTGACGGCATATACATCTTGAAATAGAACAATTGAGATGGGTCATTTTCTTTTTGTGAGAATGCTTTAATCTCTTCTGGTGGATATTTCTTTACATTAGTCCAATCAGGTGAATAATAATAACAATCAATCTTATCCGTTTCAGGATTTAATTTACCGCTACGTATTCTACTAAAATCTACATGGTATATTTCAGCAATTGACTTTCTATCTTTTGACCATATACAATTCAATGCGAAGCCACCAAATAACATAAAATCCAATGTAGCTTTCTTCATTACTTCTGATACAGTTTCATTATCATTAATAAGATTAACTGTTGCCATAGGATTATTTAATGATACAAGACCATCACCCATGATTTGATTTACCTTTGAAGTAATAACTGATTTATGTATAGCACAATTGTCATATAATTCTATAAAATATTGTGGTAATAAATTGTTTAAGCCATAAAATACCCATGGTACTCTTTGAATTACTTCTGAGAATACTGGCATTGAAGCTCTTGCAAAATCTATTTTCTTAAATTCAGACTTTTTTAAGCCTGTTTCTTTTGTTTCACTCATAATTATTCTTGTATATAAATATAGTTTTCATTAACTTCATTAGGTGAGATATATTGAGTAAATGGATGACTTTCAGCTTGTCCTTCTAATACAACCATTCCAACAAATACCAACTCTTCATACGGCTGACCATAAATGTTCAATTGGTATTGACCTTCATAGTTCAAATCGTCTGTTGCTAAGTTGATTGTTAATGTGCAATATCTTATGTTTTCAAAAAATTGTGCTGGGTCCGCTACACTAACCACATATTCCTTCACTTCCTTACTCATGATATGAGTAAAAACCAACGTATATTCGGTAAAAGTTTCTCTTGAATTGTTATTAATATTAAGTACTAATGTATTTGATTGACCTTTGGTTAGGTATAACATAATTTCCTTCTTTATATATAAATATAGATTTTTTCATTTTGAATTGGTAGAATAAAAAAAAGGGAGCATTAGCCCCCTTTTCTTAAAGGAATTTATATAGAAAATCGCCGAATTGGCTATTATCCATTGATAGTAGCTCCAGCAAATACTGTTGCTAATGTACCAACAATTGTGTTAGCGGGCTGAGGTTCCATTCCTGAGAAGATAAGCTCGAAGCCATTTCTATCAGCAAAGTTTGTACCAGTAGCAGCTGAACCACCTGATAAGTACATACCATTAATTTGACCTAAGTAATACTGAGTGTCATTTTGGTCAATTGCAACAATTTGTAAATTATCGTTTTGACCTAAAATTTTCAATTGGTTTCTCTTATCTTGGTCATATTTGTATAACACTGCTGTTAATACTTGTTCCCAGTAGATACTGCCATTTTCAAAATTCTTAGTTGTATTTTGTGCCAAATTTGAAGTTTGACGCTTTAATTCGAAGCCATACAAAGTAGTTCCAGATGTAGAAGTTGCACCAGAAATTGCACCATTAGCTGTATAAGTAAGTCCAGTTACTGAACCACCACCACCAACGATGTAAATTTTCTTAATACCACCAATACCATCAGAGCAACCCAATTGTACGCCAGAAGATATAAAACAAGACATATATTTTTATTTAATTTTTTTTAATTTTATAAAGGGGACTTTCACCCCTTTAGTTTTTTAATGATATTATGATAAACCGTTTGTTGCGAAATATTTGGTAGTTCCAAATGTCGCAATGGTGCATCCAAAATTAAAATTTGAACGTATGCGAATTTCGTCAAAATCGACTGAATACCAGGCCTTTAGCGTTTCATCGGATAATAAATCTACCCCGTAAATCATATACTCAGCAGGTCCAATTACAACTTGATTAGAACCGTTCAAACCGATAGTTGGAACAACTTTAATGTTTGTATTTGGATGTATTGCTTGCATGTTAGAAGTAACATCTGTACTACCAATATAATTAGTAAAGAAGTTAGCCTTAGTTAATGCTTGTACATATAAACGGAAGTTTGCATAAGACATGAAAACAACTAAGTCTTCTCTTACTAATGCGTTGTCATCTAATACGTTAATTAATTTATCAACTTCTGTGATAGGGTTACCAGCAGAACCGTAAGCAGCTGAACTTGAGAAAGTTGTACCGCTTGAAGATGCAATTGCAGAAGCAAATGTGTTACCAGTTGATTGAGAGATTAATAATTTGAAACCGTTGAAACAGTCACCACCAGCAGTAGTTGCAGTCCATAATTTAGACTCAACGTGTTGCTCGATTTGCTTTTTCTTTAGGTCTAAAATCATCTGCTCAAATGGAACAGTTTCTTGTGTTTGACCTTCCTTCATCAACATAGATTGATAAGTGTCGAATAGAGCCTTATAACACAAACTTTCAAACAATGTCTCAGGACAAGTTGTTATTGAATGTTGTGTAAATTGTGTTACGCCTGATGGACTTAAAGAACAGTTACCAGCTTGGAATACAGGAGTTGAATCCAATAAGTTAAAAGCTTGAGTACCTTTAATACCAGTTCTAACATTTACGATACCAGCAGTTGTACCGCCGATAAGTGCTTTAGCCAAAAGTTGACCGCCTACCTGGTCACTGTACCCACCAATAGTAGAAACGTCATAGCTAAATTGTGAATTTTTGAAATTACTCATTTAATTTTTAGTTTTAATTTTTTTTATTTATTTCTTAATGACAATAAAGCTGCAACTCTTGCATCTAAAAGGTCATTATCTTTTTGTTTATTAAACGCTTCTGTTTTACCATCAGCTAATTTTTTTGCAGCCGGAGCTTTTTTGAATGCGTTAAATTCATTTTCCAATGCAGCATATTTTCCGTCCATTTCAGACATTTTTTCATGCATTTTAGTAACAAATTCTTTTAGCATATCATACATTTCCTTTTGCATTCCCATTGGAGCATCAATTGCTGGTGCTTCTGGAGCTTCTGTTTCTGGTGCATTTGGGTCAGCAGGTTCAGGACCTACTTCCATATACTTAACAATAACACCGTCTTTTGTTTCAATTTTATCTCCACCTTCCAATTCGTGGATACCATCTGGAGCCGGAACTTCAGCATCTGCTGTTACGACAACAACTTTAGCACCTTCTGCAATTGCATCACCTGCAACTTTCACAACGGTACCATCAACTAATTTTGCATCTACGAAAAGCTCTTTAACAACTGTAATTTCTCCGTTAGCAACTTCAATTTCAAAGTTTTCAATCAACTTAAAAGCACCATCTTCCAAAACTACTTGTTCAAAAGCGTCATTAATCTTTACGATTTTTTGACCAACTTCTAATTTTTCAGCTTGTAAAATAGTATTATCTTCTAACTTGAATGATTGTAATGAAATTTCGTCGTTTTTTAAGAAACCAAATTGTACCATAAGAGACTTAATTTCTTGAATAGCACTTTTTGAATTAGACATAAATTTTCTTTATTTGTTTTTATTATTTCTATCTATAAATAGATATATATTAAGCTTTTCTCATTATGTTAAAAAAAATGTGGAAAACTTTTTGAAAATAAATTTGCAGGAACCAAATTGTCTTTTTATCTTTGTGAAACAAACTTAAATGCGGGGACAGGCCAAAATCTGAACACAACAAATATGAAGACTATTAAAGTTGGTGACATTCTAAATTGTTCTTTTGGTAGCAATTGTACTTTTGTCGAGTTTTACAAAGTAATTGATGTTAAAAACGGTTACGCTAAATTTTATAAGATTGAAAGCGAATTAACCGAATGGGATGCTAAAATAGGTCAAGGTAAAAAAACTGCTATTGACGTTCCGCAAAAATCTAGCGATAAAGTTTATAGAAGAAAAATTAAAAATACAACTTCTTTTATATTTGGTCCAAATGTTCAACACTCAGAATACGTTAAAATAGATGATTATTCATCAGTACATATTTGGGATGGTGAGCCAACTTATTACAATCCTTATGATTAAAACAAGAAGGGCCCTTATGGGGCCCTTTTTTAATCTTCTATATTCTTCAATAGTTCTGCTACTTTGTATAAGAACATCTCTTCTCTTGTAAATTGTGCTACTTCTTCAAAGTAACCACTCACTGAAAATCCCTTTAATTCTCCTGACTTAATCTTTGACCATACATCAGGATTATTAACTTTCATAGAAATAAACCACGTGCCGATTGGTAAATTTTCAAATCCATATTTGTTTGATTTATCTTGTTCATCTTCCTTAATCCAGCTTTCTAATACGTGTATATCTCTAACTGCTGTACCGTCATGCATCAAGTCATTATTGTCAGTATATTTGTTTCTCATATACTTTTCTGCTATCATTTTGATAGTTTCAGGTGAGAAATAAACATAATATGGGTTTCCTATTGCATCTTTACGAAATATTTTTTGGTCAGGAATCATTGCAGGACCTAAAACAATGTGTTTTTCATTGTCTGCGGCAAAATGTTGCATCTTATTTTCAGGTAATAAATAACCAAATTGCTCTAAAAAACTACCAGTATTAATTGCTTTTGGAATTGGCTTCTTTTTAAGTCCTGGATCTACATAGGCTGGTAAGCCTGATACATCGTAGTCAAACTTGATAGCTCTTACTGCTGGTAAATGTTGTTTTATAGCTGCAATTTCATCAGGATTATTATCATAATGAGTTTGGATACCTAATCTCTTTAATGTTTCCCATTTTAATTTACCATTGGTAGCATGTACTTTATCGGCACCGATACCTAATTCAGTTGCAAGTTGTTTTACAGGACCTAACATCTCTTCACGGCGTCTAGTTACCACATAAACGTCCTTTCCTTCACTTAAAAGTCTTTTGGCTAGTAATTTACCATCTGACGTGTTTAAAGTGTCGTCATAGTCAATAGAAACCTTTTCTCCTGCAAAGTCATGCATCTTTGAGAAAGAAGGCCACTCAGGTACTCTTGTGTCATTTTGTGGGTATCCCCAAACATCAAGACTTTCAGCTCCATCAACTCTACCTTTACGGTCAGATGACTTGATACCAATTTTAACGTCTTTTCTATATGTAATTTGCTGCCATAAATGACGACAGTTGTATCCTCCACGCCAGTCAGCAGCAGAAGAACCCTGGTCATTGATGATATTTAATAAATCTTCTATTCTATAAACGTAGTTTTTAACAACCAAATCTCTACAAAACTCACGAGTTGTTGATTTAATTGGAGCACCGGGTGCTTCTGGATTTAGAATGTATTTGTATCTAATCTGATATTCAGCAGTATCTTGTACTGATGGTTCATCGGGGGTCGCCGTAACAAATGTTTCCTTTCCGTCTATACTAGTTTTGAATACTTCCCAACCATCATTTAATAGTTCTTCTTCTGGATGACCTTTTTGGATAATCATATCAGAGAATTTCATATCTTCACCGTTAGGAATTATGAATTTATCTTTATCTTCCTTCTTAAACGCAATCCAATTAACTTCAATTGCCGGTGTATCTACCAATGATATACTATCAATACCAGACACTTCATCATCATCCTGGATTTTAAGTTCAAATACTTTTTCTTTCTTAATCATATACTAATAAATATAGTTTTTTGTTATTTGATAATCAACGCCCCTGCCCTTTATACTTTTTAGGTTTCTGACTTTTAGGTCCCCAGGATTTTTGTCCATTAGGGTTTGATTTTCTTTTTCCGAATGACACTTTCATTGAAGCGCCTGATGATTTACTTTTAGCCATAATATTATAATGTTGATAAATCTTTTAATCTAGCCATACGATGCTGAGTTGATGATAATTCACTTTCGACAACGTATGTTTTTATTATTTGTGGTTCTGTTGGTGAGTTTGCTACTTTTGGATTGTCATAGTTAGCTTGTCCCACAGCACCTTGTTTGAATGATACACCACCACCAGCTTGATTTAACATTGAAAGCAATGGACCAAACATAGTAACGGCACCTCTTGTCATTATAGCTTCTCCACCTTCGGCATTAACTGGAACACCACCATCGGCATGTCTCTTTCCTTCAATCATACCACCATCACCATAGTTTTTACCCATAGATTTGGATGCTGATCCAGAACCACTTGTACCAGCATTAAACTCAGTGCTTTGAATCTTTCTGATTTGAGCATAAGTCATAACACCTAATGCTAATGCGTTACCTACCTTAACAATCCAGTCAAATGGTGAAGGTAAAGTAGATGGTTGAGTTAAGATTTGAATAACACCAGAAGCAGCAGATAAAATAGCGGTAGCAATTTGATACTTTTTGTTTTGCTCAAACGCCTTTTTTCTATCTTCCATAGAGTTTTTGGTGTTATTAGCTTCCATCTCATATATGCTACCAATTGCATTTGACAAATTGGCTAACATATCTAAGTTTTTTGTAGCTAAATCTGCAAAATCTTGAATCTCATCATTAAGAATCTCTTTCATTCTCTTACGATGCTCTTTGTTAATTAATTCAATTTCTTGTGCATTATCACCAGCAGCTTTAAGTTTAGCTTTATAATTCATATCTTCTGCTGCTCTTAAATCTGCGTATAAATCAATCCAATGTTTTCTTTCAGTATCAGCTTGTCTTTGTAAAAATTGTGAAGCATAATCTAATTGAGCTTTGTCAATCATATTCATTTTTTTGAAATGCTCAACTCTTAAAGCTTCCAACATATCAGCATTATTCTGATATTCTTTTTGTTGAAGTTCATAATTTTTTAATTCAATTTCTCTTTCTTTATTGAAATAAGCCATTGAGTTTTCATAAAGTCCATCTAATTCTTTTGTTCTTAATTCAATTTGAGTTTGTATTTTTTCTTTATCTAAATCAAGTATGGCTTTCCATTGATTAGTTCTGGCTTGTTGTTGTTTATTAGCATTACCATCCGCTAACATAAATTCCTTTTCAAAACCCTTTGTAATAGCCTCTTCTCTTGCTTTGAAATATTGTTCAGTGCCTTTACCTGCTTCTGTTGCAATTCTATCTTGTTGGTCAATTACCATTTGTAATTCATTAGCATCAAAATTTAATTGAGCTAATCTAATTTTTTCTAATGCTAATTTTGTTTCAGCGGATTGTTTTTCTTTTAGATTAACTAATGTTACACCAGCTATTTTAGCATCTTCTATTTCTTTACGATGAGTTTCTATTAGAATTGCTAATTCATCTTTTGAAGCTTGTAAATTACGTGCATTTTCTTCTTTAATTAATTCAGTAGTTGCTTGTAGTGTTGCATTACTACGTTCATTTACTAAAGCAATATCTTCTCTATTATATTCTCTTTGTAATTTTAATAAATCGGCATTACCGCCTTCATATATACTATTTTTTTGGTCTTGTAAAAATTCAACAAGTGTTTTTTCATCTTCAATTGATTGTTTTAACGCAACTAACGCTTCAGCTCTTTGTTTTTGTAATTCTGTTGAACCTTGACCTTGTATTTTTTCTATATCCGTTTGAAGTTTTTTCATTCTGATGATTCTACCATTAGCTGCTTTAATTTCACTATCGGCTAAATCTTCATCAAATTTTTGTTGATTTTTTAAACTTTGTAATTGATTTGATCTATCATTATCAATACCTTTTTCTGTCGTTTCTTTTTTAATTTTTTCTAAAGAAATATTCCTATCTCTTACTATCTTATCATATTTTTTTTGTAATAAATCTTTTTCAACTAAATAAATTTTATCTAATTCAAGTATTTCAGAATTTTTATCTGCTGTTGTTCTTTTATCATCATCAATTATTGCTCTTTTCTTTTCATTATATTTGATTTGTAAATTTAATAAATTTGTATAATGTTCAGATAAAAAAGTTGAATAATTATCTAATATTGCTTTATCCCTATTAATTGTTGTTTCTAAAACCAAAGATTGTTTTTTGAAACCGTTGCTAACACCACCAAAAATGCTAGCTAAACCTTCAATTGCAGCAGCAGCAATCTCAATTGTTCCAACAAATACTTTTACAATAAAATCTGTTAATGGTTTTAATGCATCAAATACTGTACCGATTGCATCTCCAAATCCAGCTAATGCTGCTTGAAATGCTTTTGAACTTTGGAGTGCTTTAACAACAGCTCCAACTAATATGCCTAATAATACAACTAATGCTCCGATACCAGTTTTAGCAATTGTACTATCTAATATTGGGAATTGAGCAGCTAAACTACCAAATGCAGATTTAGCAGACTGAGTTACAACTTCTAATTGTTGCATTGAAGAACCAACTTTACCAATAGGTCCCGGAATATTACTTAATGCATCGTCAAACTTTAACGTACTTCTTGATAATTCTTCTTGTTTATCTTTTAAGTCTTTAATCTTTTGCGCTTGGTCTTGATATTGAACACTGTTTTTACCGAATTGATTTTCTAAATCAACTAATTCTCTGGTAGCTTGTCTAATTTGTTGAGAATAAGATTTTACAGATGCTTCACCTTTATCGTTTTCATCCTTAAAATCTTTTTGACTTTGCATGGCTGCTTTCCATGCCTTTTCAGCATTTTTAATATCAGTAGCCAATACTTTATACCTAGGGTCACCTAAAGGAAGGTCTTTCAAATCAGCTTTAGCCTGTTTGATAATTTTATCAAACTCTTTGAACGATACTTTGGTTAAATCAAGGGCCTTATTATTGACCTTAATATTAAAATTTATGTCTTTAGTAGCCATATATTAGTTTAATTTTTTAGATTAATGTTCCACATAAACCATATACCACATAAGCATGTCCAGCTACAACTGTAACTACTGATGAAGTTTTTGATTTAGGTAATGGTCCTGATGTTGTATTTGTATATTCGTATAAAACACCATTATCATTTATTGTTATTTGTCCCCTTTGACCACTATTTCCCCTTGCTGTTTGAGTAATTACTGTGTAGAATGTATCGCCTGGGTTTAAGTGTATTGCTGTACTAGCTCCATCAAAATCTAATGTTGCTGATAATGTACCATTGGTATAAATATCTAGCGTGCCACTGTTACCTGGGTCTAATGTTAAATAAAATTGAACATCAGGAGTAACTACTAATGAAGGAGTTGGAGTCGGTGAAGGTGCCGCACCACAAACTGTTAAGTTAGATACGTAACCACCTGCACTGATTTGACCAGCCCATTTGTTAGAATCTTTGTAGAATACATAGTACTGACTATTACCAGAGAATGGGAAGTTTAATGCATTATCTGTATAAATAATATCGCCATTAGATAATGTATCACCTGGTCCGATATAACAGTTTCTGATTAAGTATCCACCACCAGCACAAGCCGTTGTTGAATTAGAATAAGTTCCGCCTGTATAAACGCCAATACCTGTTGGTAATAATGATGGAGTTGGAGTAGGGGTTGCGCCACCGCCTGGACAGCCATATAAACCTGTTGCTGTAATATTAATTAAAGCACCTCCTGGATTTGTAGTTCTATCTGTACCACCAGAAATTACATAATTTATTCCTGAACCAGCATCTACAACTCTATCACCACTACTAAATGTTAAATATGGCTTACCAACTGAGTTATAATTCAAATTATCTGTACAGTTATAAAGAATATAATAAACTAAACCTGGTGATGGAGTATTAGTCGGTGTTTGAGTAACCGTTGGAGTATCAGCAGGAGTTTTAGTTGGAGTTAATGTAGGCGTAGCCGTAGGAGAAGCTCCCGGAGGAACTGCACTAGCACTAGGTGTTGGAGTTGGACTAGGTTGTACAAAGTTAATATGAGCAAGAACTGGTAATACCTGTCTTTTACTCATCAATCTAAATTCTAAATAGTAAGTACCATTTGTGAATGAAGTTTGATTTAACATTGAAGGTAAAACAGTAATAGTCTTAGTCCCAGAAGCTGTTGTTGCTGCTGTATTTGCGTCATCAACGTATCCGATACATACCCACGGCTTAAAATACTGCTTAGTACCAGTCATTAGATGCACAGATAAGACATTTAACTTATTTGCATCACTAATGAATGGTTCAGCACCATTTAGATTCCAATTGTATGAAAATGTAACGTTAATTGATGTACCGCTAGGTGTTATAGTAACCCCCGAAATTGAGCCAGTTACTGGGTTTTCTTTTAGGTCATGGATAATCTCAGTATCGTATTCCGCAATCCTATAATTGGGATAGACGAAATTATCTTTGTTTAGCTGACCTATATATTTTCTACTCATATTAATAAATATTATTTTATTGTTTAGCAGTTAAGTAAAGTACCATTTAGTGATAATTTTACTATTCTATTTGCAGTTGTTCCATTATATGTAGTGAAATAACCACTGATAAGTAAATTACCATCATTTAATAAATTTATTCCATATACTAAATTATTAAATCCTGAACCACCAGTATTGAATGTTGTGTCTAATGAACCATCTGAGTTTAATCTACACAATCTATTAACAGAAGTTCCATTATACGATGTAAAGAATCCGGCAACCATTATTTTACCAGATGGTAATATTAATAATCTTGTAACTATATTATTAAAACCTGTACCAACAGTTGCAAACGTATTATCTATTGAACCATTTGAATTTAATCTTAAAATATAATCCACAGATGTTCCGTTATATATTTTAGACCTATTTGCTGCAATTATTTTATCGTCTGATTGAACTGCAATAGCATCTGTACAACAATTACCAAATCCTGAACCGCCACTATTAAATGTTGTATCAACAGTACCGTTAGTATTTAATCTAGCTATGTAATTAACTGTTGTTGATGAATATATATCACCACATGAAATTATCATTTTACCACTAGATTGTTGTCCTATACGAAATATTCTACTAAAACCTGTTGTTGAATAAGACCATGTATTATCTAAAGTACCATCTGAATTTAATTTTAATAAACCATAAGCAGTTGAACCATTATAAGAATTAAAATCTCCACCAACATAAATCTTATCTGAACTATCTACATATACAACTCCACCATCAGTCATAGCTCCTCCAAATAAAGGATTGCCACCATTAAATGATGTGTCCAAAGTACCATCAGTATTTATTCTAGCAATACCTTTTGATGTAACATTATCATATTGATTAAATGCTCCAACAGCAATAAATTTACCAGTACTTTGTAAAGCTCCACTAGTTACAAATGCAACAGTATTACCACTTATAGTAAATCCATTACCAATTGGATATGTTGTATCAATTATACCATTAGTTTTTATTCTAACAAATCTATTTTTAGGTATATAATTATATATTGTAAAACCACCATAAGGAATTATTTTACTGTCAGTTTGTTGAACAGCTCCCCAAACACCATTATTAAATCCTGTACCAATACTAAAACATGCTGGTTCAGCACTAGGAGTTGGTGTATTAGTCATAGTAGGAGTATTTGTAATAGTCGGGGTAACCGAAGGAGTACCAGTTGGCGTAGCCGTCAATGTCGGAGTAATACTAGGAGTAGGTGAATTAGTCGGCGTCATTGTAGGCGTCGGAGCTACTGTATCACAAGAACCCCAATATGTTCCATTAGCATTCCATCTTAAATTATCTTGACCCCATACACATTCATTAACTGGTGCTGGTGTAGCAGACGGAGTAACCGTCATTGTAGGGGTTATAGTTGGTGTAGGAGACGGTAAAATAACAGGTCCATAGTAAGTCGATGGTCCTATTTTAATTCCGTATGTAGAAGCCACTGAATAAAAATTACTACAACTTGTAAATAAATTCAATCCTTGATAAATAAATAAAGGACCATACCAGAATGATGGCATTCTTGTTCCAAATGGACCCTTCTCAATTGAGAATATGTGAAGCATCATCGTATCTTCTGTCCAATCATAATAACCGCTATTATTGTATTCATCTTCGGTTATTTCAATGATTTTGTAAGGAACATAATAATATATTCCACCACGAATATCTAATAAAGTTGAAACATAACCATTTTCTGGTTTGTTTGTACCATAAACGATACCACAACTATAATCATATAAGATACTCCAACCAAATAAGGTATAAAGTAAATTTGGATTTGTAAAATCTGTTTTTAACTTAAAACTATAACCAGTTTGGTCACAATACTGATATTTGAAATATCTTGTTGGATAAACTGATGGGTTATTATTAATTTGAACTAATTGAACGTTTGTTAATTCTGTATTAGTTAAATTGTAACCATCAATCTTGTTCCAAATAAAGTATTGGTCCTTAATTTTGATTAGGTCATTAGCTTTTAAGTTAGCATATTCATTTAATTTTAGATAAAAATTACCTGAAATAAATCTTGTGTCTGCATTATACAGGTTATTCACACGATTTGCGTAGAATAATTCATACGAATCGTTTTCTGTATAAGCATTATATGTTAAAACATCTACATAAGTCGCTTCTTCTGAGTTGAATAATATAGATGCACTGTCGTTATTAATCTTATATTGGTCAGCCATACCAATCGGCATCGTGTGTGAAATGATTGGAATGGTCTCTAATCCATAATGATTAGTGTCATTGGAGTTAGTTAGCCATACAAAATACGATTTATATATAGCTAAATTGTTATATACTTCACCTAATTGGTCAATGAATACGTTAGCTGCACCTAAATTAAAGAATAACTTAGGCTTTGTCTTAATACCAGTATATGTCCAGTTAGTTACTTCACTATCTCCGTTTGAAGATGTGTTAGATGAACCGGCATAGTTAATTCCTAGTGGTATCTTGATACCTCCGTTACCGGGTTGATCTGCCGTGTCCCATTGTCTGATAATTTCAGGGGAGAATATGGTTGTAATTCTCTTTTCCTGAGACTTAAAGTCAGTAGGGTTCTGTTGATTTAACTGTCCGTAAATTCTATTGTTTCTATCCTTAAATTGTTGGTTACCATAATCACCATCTTCTGAATCTGTAACTTCTAAACTACTTTCAATGTAGTTCAATGCTGGTTCAACCGTAAATCCTTTATCATAACTCAATTTGTCAGTCCAATCTAATACATCACCAGTCCCAAAGTAATATGAGAATGGTTCAATAATGATTTGGTTCTTAACATCAGGGTCAGGAACAAATACTAAATTAAACTTCTTAGCTATTGAAGATAATACGTCAATCTGTTTAATTAGTGGGTCGACAACGGTACTAAAATTAACTTCGCTGCCATCTACAAAAGGAACTGGCGTATTTACTGGAACTGGGAAGTATTTTATAGAACTTGCAACACCAACTTGTGGAGTATTTACGTATCCTGTAATGAAATTCAATCCAATATTAAAGGTTGCACCAGAAGTTCCAGCATAAATAGGGAAGTTTTCTATCACATAATCAGGAAAACCTGGGTCTTCATAGACCAAAGTAACACCAATATCATCAGCTGCATAACAAGGAATGCCTGTATCTCTTGTAACAACAATAGGACTGATGTTTCCACCGCCATCATTTGCAAAGAAAATGGACACACCTTCTAATGGTAAAATCTGAATTGACTGAATTGTGAATGTGAATTTTGTATTTGGTGAGCTAAAATACCCATACATGTACAAACTTTTCATCCATGGAGTGTTAAAAAAGTCTGATTTAATGCTATAACCATAGGTTTTGAACATTAATTTCAACAAGTTCCACATAGATAGAGCAGGTTTTAACTGATTATTTATCAATCCTTGTGTTGGAGTATTAATTCTATACTCTTTACCGCCAGCAGTCTTAAAATCAGCTAGTGTTCCATAAGCACCAATAGGTGCAGTAGATGTATATAGTCTAGTTTGGTCTTGTAATGTACCACCTGTAAAATTAACAGTATCTCCTGAGTACAAATAACCATTATGTACAATAGGGTAGAAGAATGGTGCAGGTTTTTCCTGGTCTAAACTAAAATTAGAATATCCCCATGTATCTGCAACCGTAAATACATCAAATGTATGATTAAATGTATATTCTTCATCGGCATAATTCAAATCTTTCAGTAAGTTATTACCTATGTCACCAAATAAGTTACCAACGGAGTTATATAACGATATATCATACTCTACTTTACTGTTTAATACGGATACTTTATTTAATCTAAGGTATCCACGAAAATAAACTTCGTCATTAATCAACACATCACAATCTACTTTCTTGGTAGCATTGAAAAATAGTGTTGCTACATCAACGTCAAAGAATGATTCAAAGAAAGCATTGTTCTTCTTTGAACCTGGTACTTGAACGCTAATAATTAAATCAGAATTTCGTTTGCCAATGTCTTGTAATTCAGCGTAGCTTCTTACTACTTTAATTGGAACAGACGAATAAGTTTCAAGATAGGTATAACCGCTAGTTGAATTATTATAAACCCTTAAAACTGATTGTTGTTGTTGAGCCATATTAGAAGCCTTTATTCACAAAGAAGCTATCACCTGTTTTAAGAGTGATGCGATACTTGTTTAATTTTTTATGTTTTTTAGTCAAGGTATCAACATCACTTGAAATAACTTGAACTGGTCTTAAATCTTTATAGATTTTATTTGGTCTATCAATTGGTGACACATAATCACTGTTCATGATATAAACTTGTGGAGAATAAAATAAGCTCTCAATCCATTCAGCTTGAGCTGTTGAAAGATAGTCAGATTCTAATACAATCTCTTGCGTAACGTTTGTATCAAATGTCTTAGTGCTTCTGGCGATGTTTCTGTCAGGAGAAGCAAGATTGGTAGCATAATATCTATTATCATAAGATTGTCTCTCTATCTTTTTAGTGTCTTGTCTATATGATTGGAATGTGAAGTAGTCATAACCGCCCCTATCATTCAACCATACAAGTCTTGTACTTTCAGGTAAGCAATTGTCATATAAGTAGAAATAGAATATCTCTGATAAAGGTCCTATTGGTCCTGTCGATGTTCTATCACCTTCCCAGGTAGGGTATCCATAACAAAGTTGTACTTTATAGTAAGCAACATCGTTAAAAGATACACCCGAGAATAAATTATATATGTCCTGCGGTCCGCAAGGTAATGCAAATCTTTTTAGAGTATCGTCATAACCGCTTGGGCTCGCAAATGCTGTGCCTAATTTATTTAATTGCTGAGTTTGTCTTCCAACTCTAACATTATTCTCATTGTAAAACTCATAAACTGCCCAGTCAGCTTCTATCACTTGTCTATCTCCAGTCTGTCCGTTTAGGTAATATAATACATAATTTTCGTCTATTTGTATATATTGGATTCTCGGTGCTTCGGTTAAAAATCTAGCTGTTTGTGATTGCTCTGGAACAGTAGGATAGTCCATTAAGAACTGGCTTATAGGACTAAATCTTGTGTATATGTCTAATACATTTGTGGTAAATCCTGAACCAATAACAGTTCCTACTTCCTGGTCAAAGTTTGGAAGGAAATAGTTATTGTCAAATTCAAAAGTTCCACCTACATAATCAAAGTATTTGCCTGTTGAAGTGTATGCTTGTGGAAAAAATCCTGTCTCATTTACACTTTCCGGGATGTATGTAAAGTGATTATAATCATTATTTACTAATCCGGTAGGAAACTCTTGTACTAAAGTGGCTCCAGAAAAGAACTGATAGCCGTATTTTACGTTTATTTTAGCGGTATTAGGGTATGCTGCATTAACATTTATGTCTTGAGTTGTTGCATCAAAGTCATCACCCCAATAATATTGGTAGTGTTCTGTGTTAATATAGTTCTGTAAGTAGTTATATGGTCTAATATTAAACTTATAGTAATATGTGCTACCTGACAAGCTAATGTCATACGGAACTAACGCCATTTTACCTACGAGATTGTCGTTCGCATATAATCCAACGGATAATTCCATTGAACTTTGATTTGTGGTACCAGTAAGAACCACTTCGTAAGTTCCGCCCCTTTGATAGACCATGTCAGCACTTCGTCTAATCTGAGACGTGCTGTTTAATCCGTTGCTGTATAATTGTGCGTATCCAAAACTCATTTTATATACCTTCTATTAATTTTATTAAATCATCAAATGTCGCATCTTCAATTGCATCAATGATTTGTTGGTTATTTAGTATCTTATCTACTGATATTTCCCAGAAGTTTTTAGGTTCATTTTGAAAACCCCATGTCTTAATACTTCTACGAATTACATAAGCGACACTTTTTATATTTTTTTCATTTTTAGGTAGATATTGACCTGTCTTAAAATCTCTAATCCTAAAACTTTTTTTATTTCTAATCCAATCTTCTATAACTCCCTTTTTAACTGGTCCTGGGTTTCTATCGTTAATTAACCAATAAGCATAAGTATTAATTAATGGCTGTCCAAAAGCTTCCAATTGAATAACCTGAATACCTTGCTTATTGGGTCCTACTTTAGCATTAACAGCATTCCTTAAATTGCCAGTAGCTACACGACTGGTTGTACTTCTTTGGTATCTACCATAGATATACACTTTCTCACTAAGAGCTTCCTTAATGATGTTTTCAATTATAGGTGCTATTGCGTCTAAATCCATTATAATAATTTTGCAATAAACTTAGTACCAGAACCAGCTATAATTTGGTGTCCATTATGTGCTGTATAGAATGTGATTTTAACATTATCTGTTGTACCATTCATCTGCACCAATGCTGAACCATTTACAGTTTGGTTTTGTGTATTATTAACTTGCGTTTGATTAATATAAACTTGTGTTCCGTTGTTTAGATTAATTTGTGCATTCATTTGTCCGTTACCTGAACCCTGGTCCATTAATACCGAGAATGATATTTCATACGTACCAGCAACTGTTGGTTGGAAAGTATTACCTGTTGTCCACCATCCGTTGTTGTTTATTCCAACTGAATTGAAATTAACTTTCGTATCTACTCCATTTGTTAATGTTTGGTTACTACCAGTTAAATTAACTTGTGTGAAACTGTTAGTTGATTTAAGTGAACCACTTACTACTAATCCACGTGTGAATATTGGGGCTGGTTCTGTTGTTGGGTTTGTTGGAACGTGTAACCACGTACTTAAACCAGTATTGTTATTATAATCCTGGAATACTGTACCATTGTCTAATTGACTTTCAATATGTAACGCATCGTAGTTACCATCATTAACAAATTGGTCATATGCTACTGCTGATTGACCTACACCTTGAAATACTGTTGGTGCATAATATTGGGGACCCATATCAATGTCTGAT